ACCATATTGCTTAACGCCTGGTTCAACCAGACCTCCTGGTTTACCTACGATTTTCTCGTCTGGTGCCAAGGATCCGATGCCATGCTGTCTCTGTAAATTTGTCATAATTTTGCCTAAATTTTGAACCTACTTTGTTTTACCAAATAAATCAAGCTTCGGCATCAGGACATGGACATCTCTTCGGATGTCTTTTTCTTCAATTCCCTTGGCTTTCCACTCTTCTTCGGTCTTATATTTTTCTCCTGTTTTCAAATTACTAATCGTTGTTGTGACCTTAGTTGGTTTTATCATTTCCATTATACTGTAACCTCCTTTTTGATATTTAAATATGTAATTCCAATCGTGACAGAATCACTTGAACCCATCGTGACTTTTAATAATGTATTTCCTTCTACTACCAAAGGTAGTGTCAGTATCTCCGTGCTCACATTAGCAACTAGAGTCTGAAGATTAACAATATTGAAAGTGTTATTTTTAATTGTAATAGTGGGCGTATTGCCTGTGTTATTAGTAACACGAAGAGACTTAATAATATATGTTTCACTAATTAAAGGAAGAGTATCAGCGGGATCGAACATGGTTGTTTCGTCCGTTGTTGCTAAATCTACTCCGTAAAATTTATATTGATTGATTACTGCCATTAGTTAATAAAGAAAGACTGCGCTTCCACCTCCTGTTTTAACTCTTCTTGAAAAGAAGTATTAAGTTTATTAATGACGGCGTCCAGATCCCTAATTAAAGATTGAAGAGTTCGTTGATCGTATTCCTTGCTCGCTCTTGTTAAAGCCTGGGTAATTTTTGCCATTAAACAACACTCGCTATTCCTTCTTCATTGAAAGATTCTTCCTCTCCTTCTGCCATGCCAAATTCTCGTTTAGCCTGTGCCATAGCTGCGCCCCAATCCAAACCTTCATCCATTAATTCTTGTACTCTTGCTTCTATCAGTTCATCGATATCTGGACCTTCTGCCATTTCAATATTCTCATTAACATCAAAACCGGGTCCTTCTATAAAATCTGTTTCTTTAAATTTATTTGCTGCCATTTTTCCTAGATTAAAACCTGCACCCCCTGGGCTAGCCCAGCTAAGTTTATCTACAAATTCTCCACCTTGGTATCCTATTCTTCCGCCCCCACCACCTTCTTGATAACCGATTCGGCCACCTTCAGCTGATCCAAGTCCAGCAGTTGGAAATATATTAGTTGGAGACGAAGTTCTCATATGAGTAGTATCATCAGTGCCGCTAACCATGTCGGTATTCCATAACGCCTTCCTATGATCAAACTGATTATCAATATTAACCTTTTGATTAATTGGATCAGTCCAACGATTCCTTGTTGCCATCGGTACATTGGAAGCGGTACCAGTTTGTGCTGCACCCAGTGTATTAAACTGACTCATGTCTTGTGGTTGTCGTTTAAATCTATTAATTGCTCCTCCGATCATAGGGCCAACAAATGGAAGACCTGTTGCTAAACCAGCAAGTCCACCCAAAATTCTTCCACCATATCCAGGTTTAATGTCACCTACTTCTTCATCTTCAGAAAAATATTCATCCTGCCCAGTTGGATATTTTCTCATCTCTATACTTTTAACTCCTCTAACAGGAGCATATCCATATCTGTTAGCTCCTCCAAAAAGTCTACTTAAAAATCCACGTTTACCCGTATCCTTGTAAGCTGATCCAACATATTTTCTTCCAGATGGTGTGTTTACCCATTCAGGTACAGCGCCTTGTCTAACTCTATCACTGACTGCAGCTGTTTGACCTCTATCTACTTGACCTGTTAAAACTTCTCTTAGAGCTTGTTCATGTTGAGCTTGAGCTTGTCTACTTCTGTCTGGTCCTCCAGGACTACTTTGTCTTCCTGCTGGACTTCTATCTCTAGTATAATCTCCTTGAGAGTCTAAAGACATGATTCCATCTGGACCCGTGTTAGGGCCTTTCTTTAAAGAACCATGTAAATCTTTTTTAACCAATAAATTTTTTTCTGCTTTTGTAATATAAGCTAATTCTGTTTCAGGAGCCTTGGGTCCTGACTTCCATTTAACAGGGACGTTCTTAACTGTTTTTTGTTTACCTAAATAATTTCTAGCAGGTTTTTTATGACCCTGCATTTCATAATTAATTCTTTTATCTGTGGCCATTATCTTCTCCCGTCTGGTTGTATATCCAGTCTAAAGGTTCCGAGCTTCCAGTCTTGGGAAACCGCGGTGTTTTCTATTTTAAGCGCAATGCCTCTGGCACGTGCGCGTGTGTCCACTTTATCAGTGGAACTTGTGATTGTAAAGGGTCCTAATGGAGAACTTGCAGCAGAGTTATTGGGATAATTCCTCAACATCAAAGTGATCTGCGTGTCCCCCGTCTGAGTAATAAAGTCAGGTAGAAATCTTCTAATTTTCATAATGTATTCTCCGTCTCCTCTAAGATCGGGAGCTCCCAAAAATTGTCCTTGTGCACTTCTTTTTTGAGTAATGTCAAAATCTCCTGATGTAATCTCAGCTAAGATAGCGGTTACTGCTCCTCCTGCATTAACTTGATCGGTCCCTGTTTCATGTTCATAGTAGATAGTAATTCCATCGGTATTACCTACGACATCAAATGAGACATCATCAGAATTATCATAATAACAAGCATGGGGTTTATCGTAGATGGAAGAATCTTCCCAGGCCGTTCTTGGTAAAGAAGCTGTATACCATATGGGTTTTTTCAGCATCACTGATTCTAAATAATTATAAGTAACTACTCGATCCACCACATTGGAACCTGAGCTACAATAAAACCAGTTCACTTCCCCAAATAAATTATTAAGTCCTGCATTAATAAGGTTTCTGGAAGTACTATTAAGATCATCAAAAACATAATCCTCCACTAGACATGGCATTGATTGAAGTTGACCTGCGTATTGAAAGAATCCATTTTCTGACATCCAGAAAGCAGTACCATCGACTTCCATACATGCATTTTTACCAAGGAGTCCACAGTTCGTTCCGACTTGTTCAAAAGAAAAGGTAAAAGGCTGACCAACAAAACGCATCAAGAAGATGGCTGAATCTGTCCAAATATAAATAGCATCTCGACCTCGAATAGAGCCCATGATTTTAGAACCATTCGCTAACCGCTGGGTTCCTGCTGTGTTCGTTGCTGAAGGTGTATAATCGCTGGTACTTTCTTGATCGGACCATCGTATAAACATATCATCTTGACTTCCGACGGTGCCAATTGTTTTTTCAGTTCCTAAAAAAATTAAGTGTCGATCAACGGGTGATACTAACATATGTCTGGAAGCTGTTGGAGCTCCTGAAATAACCGTGGCTCTGACGTTAGTTGCATTAGCAACGGTTGAATCCCATGAAAAACATTTGCCATTGTAAATAAGAGCAATAAGAGTAGTTCCATAATTATCTAGAACCCACATGCCGGGCTCAAGGGTTACTTCTTCTGTAGAAGAGTCGCCCCAGCCAACATAACTTGAAATATTAGTAATGGTTGCGCCGGCTGTGTGTTCAGCTAAAGTTGTTCCATTGTCCGCTCTTGGACCACCAGTTAAAGTTCCTGTGCTTGTATCGTTAGCGGTAAAACCAATATCCTCGGTGCCTATTCTAATGGTTCCTGAAGAAGGAAACGCTGTTGAAGCTGTTAAAACTACAGTTGTGACTGCAAGATCAGATGCAATAGTCGTTACTAAAGTTGTTGTCGCTGGACCAGATGCTGTTCCTGACCATTGTCCTGTACCATAACCAAATCCTCCAATTTCCTGAGCAGGTCCGACTGTATAATAAGTTTGAGCTCTACAACTTCCTACATTTGTCGTGGTTCCTGTGGTTTCATTGGAAGCCATCGTCACAACAATACTCGTTGCTGTAGGAATGGACGTTGCCATAAATTTTTTATCTTCAAAATCAGAAGGACTAAAGCTTGAACCCGTAAGAGCGGTAACAGTGTCTAAGTAAACAATATCGTCTTCACTCATTCCATGAGGGGTTGGAAAAGTAATGGTAATAGTAGGTTGACCGTCAGTAGTTGAAAAATCACATCCAGTAATTGTATTGTTGATAGGATGAATGTCGAAGTATTGGCCCCCTGAATAGATGTATAAAATTCTGTTTGTTCCTATAGCAGCATATTTAATACCTGCGTTATCGTCAAAATGATGAAGGGCTCTTGCAGCTCCCGTCAGATTATCTCCACCTAATTGGTCCCATCCCCCTATTTTTTCAGGGGTTCCATAGCGAAAACGAACATAGTCTCCTCCTGTCCATTGCCCCTCGGCGCCTGTGGATGTGACTTGTTTATTGAATCCGGGTAAAAAGCTTACTTTTTGTAGCATATAAAATCCTTATGAAGGAGACAGTGAGGTATGTGGTGGAGTCACTGTCTCCATCATAAAGCTATATCACTTTTTAAACCAAGCGGGAAGACCTAAATGTGGTCTTTTGTCAAACATATTATCTTTAGCTCCTGGCGTCTTGCGATTATTATAATGTAAAAATGCCTGAATACATTCTTTGCCTTTAAATTTATTTCTCCAATGCTCTAGTTCACAGCCACTGTAGACCAGCATATCTCCTGGTTTTAAATCTACTTTTATTCCTTTTGCTTTACTTTCAACGGTAATTTTTTTACCATCTGGTATTCCTACATTTTCATTTGGATTTAAAAATATTGACCAGGGATCTCCTCCAAGATTCATTGTGGTAGATATCTCACAACTAAATCTATCTTTATGTCTTTTAAGAACATCACCTTTTTTATAAATTCTGGCATAGGTATAAGCAGGGGTTAATTTTAATCCTGTGGTCTTTTCCATAATGGGTTGACATTTCAACATTAAAGTTTCCATTTAAGTAATGTTT